GGCTAAAGCGTATGCACGTGCAGTTGCTGCGATGAAAACTGGGGTGGTACCCAAGAAGAGACCGGGGATTGCTAGATAATAAATAATATATGCATATTATAAAAATGTTACTGATCGTAATACTCATCATTGCGAACATGTACATTCTCTGTCAGACGGGGAAAAAGAAGCTTTTTGATCAGAAGGTGCAAGGGATTAGAAAATGGACGGTTTACGGGACCACGGGGTGTAAATGGACTCGTCAACAGTTGGAGTATTTAAATAATACGAAGAGACACTATGTCTTTATCAATTGTAACCAGGAATCGTGTGATGGTATTGCGGGATTTCCTTATATGGTTCACCCTGAGGGTCAAGTGAGTATCGGGTACACTGAATTTTAAAGGCCTCGTACAACGCTAAGGGCGATAGAGAGGACAAATGCTTCCGAAAGAGTGTTAATAGGTTTGAGTATAGTTATATGTTTCACGAGAGACCGGTTCCAAAGAAGACGGATCAAGAAGGTGGTGATAAGAAGGGCCAAGGTGTACAACAAAAGCTCTCTGACCATGTCAGTGCGAGTCTCGGAATTTACAACGTCTTTAATCATTTATTACATGTCGATATTTTTTTTCTAAATATATACTAAGATGACCAGTCTCCCCCTGAGTGGTTCAGAACCAACATTTTCAGATAGGAAATGGTCTACTCCAAAAGGTGTCGGGAGCAATAATTGCTACGCCTATGCTGTGGGGGATTATGAAGCATATAGGTGGCAAAAGTCTATTCCAGGTGATCGGTCAGGACTTTCTAATAAAGGTCACAACTACACCTCATGTAAGGGTTTGTCAGACCGCGTTATTTCTGATAACCCGAAAAAGGTTTATAAAGCCCGAGCAAATGAAAAGTGTAAAAAGGGGTATTACAAAGTTATGATGTTCGTCTCACCTGGGAGACCGACAAATTATATTCGACATGGTGACTTCCATTTCTATAAGCAACATGGTGTCATCGAGTATAAGATCAAAATAGGTGACACTGTTACTTCAGTGGCAAAGTTCTTCAAAATTCCCATCTCCCGAATTCAAAAGGCTGGAACTTTCAAGGTTGGCAAACGTATCGTTTTTCGTGCCAATGTATTTAGTCATAAGCGTGGCTGGGCTACGGGTCCTCTCCTGAAAGATGCTCGGGGTAAAATGATCAAGGATCCACGAAAATCTTCGAGGGATTATTCATCATTGAATTATAAACTGTACTGTGGGTCATTCTGTGTCAAAAACAGAGGGATCAAAGTCGGAAAGACCCATCCCAAGATCGGCAAGAATACTGTCTAGGTCAGGTTGATTTTCAACATCAAAATTGATATCAAATAGATCTAATACATCAAATATAGATTCTTCATTCAATGACACAGAGTTTGCGGCTGCTGTGTGATTGTTCTGAATCGTAACTATAATACTAAACTGAGATGCGTCAAACACTTTTCTACATGTGGGGCACGTGTTCTTACCTTGGTTTTTCCATGACTGTAGACAGTGGGGATGAAATATATGTCCACATCTGATCGGAGGATTTGACCTCGTCGATCGGACTTCACCGAGACATATAGCACATATGGGCATTCTACAGTAGGGTAGTAAAGTATTTTTCGTAATTTAGCTCATATAAATTAATAAATTTTAGAGGTATTAACAAGAGGTTGGTTGCAGTCTACACATGGGCCAGTACCCTGGTTAGCCGCTTGTATTTTGTTGAAAAGTTCGGGACCAGACTTCTGAAGAAGTTGGCGGTAAGAGTAATTATCCTCGTAGGTAATGTTGTTCTGCTTCATGACATAGTTGTTGAACAACTGGGCTGAAGAGTTCACAGTGAAGCATCGTCCATCGGCCATTCCAAGTCGTTGAGACATATTGTTACTATAAAATTAGAAATTAATTCGTCGGTTGTTGATTGTCTGTATCCACGATTTGAAACCTTTTTTCTTGAGAAGATCCACAAAAGGGTCACATCTGTAACCGAGATATATGTCAAATACATCCGTTTCTTGTGTCCGGGATACACGTATATCAGGATTTTCATTGATATGCTGATTAACAATGTTATAGGCGAATGCAATTTCTTTCAGAGTCTCTGCACCAGTGATGATAATTTTACCGGTACTGAAGATACTGCAAGTAATTTCCTTCATATCATTCGCTGGTTTGAACTTGATCTTGACAGCGGAATAACGATCTGGTTCAAATGACACCTTGAAAATGTCTGAGTACTCTTCAAACCAGTTAGAAACCACATGAAGATTCACGTTATGATTTAAACTGAAATTTGAATTTATCATCACGACACGAAATGAGTCTTCTGGGATATCGTGGTCTATATCAAGAAAAGTCTTGAAAATGTATGTAAGCTGTGTAATGATGCGCTTGCAGTCAAAGAGATCACAGCAGCCAGCGACTTGAATACTCCCATTGGGGAACACTTTTACAGATTTAGTACTGTAACTGTCGTGATATGTCAATGTAACCTGATTGTAAAATGTTGTCGGTTTCAGTTTCCAGTGAAACCCTCCGTCGTTACCCGACCCTGATCGTTTCATGGTGTAAGAACCAATGTCCTCAAAAATGGAACGAAGTCTCTTGATGTTAATCTTTTGGACAAAACTCGATATCATGGTAATCGTCGTAATCTTTATCCATGAAGGCATCAAGTCACTTGGTAAAGCTCTGCGAAACTCATCCAGTGTCAAGAGATAAGAAAAACTGTTGTTTGCGATAGATGAATACATATTGTATTTGGAGCATACTTTACATGCTCCATGTACCCCACTTAGGTGTTTAAAGAGTAGATTCACTTTATATTCACATGACTTGCTACATTAAGAGTGCGACATCAGTTTATGATGTAGATTCTAACATGAATTACATAGAACTTGTATATGATCGTTTTATAAAGAGGGATAATAAATACGATACATATGTCGATTACATGTATACAGAACCTAACGGTGATTGGACCAAAATAAATTGCAATGAGAGGAGTATTTCATACATGAAGTTTATGGACACAATGGTGAAGAGAACTGTTGAAGTCCAGCAGAAAATCGCCGAACTCACTCTCGAAACGCTATTGACAAAAGACTATGACTGTATTCGTCTCGCACATTCGAGTAAAATATTGGATCCCACATTCCAGCCACCGATTATCAATATGAACAGTGCTTGGCAAGTGGATTTTATGAGGAAGTTTTGTAAAAAATACTTAGCTGATATAATTCAGGAGTGTACAAACCCTGGTCGTCTAGACTACTTCATTAACGTCTTGAATATGATACAAGCAGAAATATAACTAACATACAGAGAAACATACCGAAATAGGGCCTTCTCCGTTTTTTGACAACATTCTCCTTTTTGGATGGGCAAGTGAAACCAGTATCTATATTCCTTTTTGGGTGAATAACCCCTTCGCGGACTACGGGCTTTAATTGGTCATCACACAACCCAAATTCACAAAATACACTACGGTCATCTACAGAGACCGGTTTAGATATAGTTTTCTTTAGTTCTGAGAAATTTTCAAACTCACTCATCTGTCGTACACCTCCTGGAAGGGAGAAATCGTGTGTGACAAATGGATTAACGTCATTAATTGCGTCTTCATCGTTGAGCATATATGAACTCATACTTTGTTATTAGTTTAGATTATATTTCTTATCTCTCATTTTAATTTTGTGCTCACACCACATCTTATCTAGGTCCACATTTAACATATGTGCAAGCTGAAAGAGATAACTGAATACATCACCCATTTCCATCATGATGTCAGTACCCCGTTCCTTTTTGAGATTTGTTTTTTTAAAAGTTCTTTTGTGTTGACGAATAGCCGATGCCAATTCACCAAACTCTTCCGTTAATAGAAGCCACACTGTATCAATAGGAGCACGATCCCACCCCTTTGATCTACACACCTTTTCGGTTTCTGTTTTATAGTAGTTAAGACTCATACTTAATGTACCATCGTGGTATAACTTTAAACTAGTTGATACCTATTTTTGTATTCTTGTCCAATTTATTTCCAGTGGTACTGGTATTGACTGGGCGATCCAGTAGGGTCCTGGTTGTATCTATTTCCTTAGTGTAAGCGATGTATTGGGATACACCAGTCTGGATCTGGCCCATCGCCATATCAATGACGCGAGCATTCATGTACGCGACCTGCTTCTTAACTTCCACGTTGTGATCACCGGAGTTGTTGATAAATACAACACGCATGAGACTGTACAAATCGTCGGGATTTTGATAATCTATGGCTATACCAGTCTTATTTTTGAAGCCCTGACGAATCCCACGCTGAAGCATTTCAGTATTGAACTCAGAAAAAAAGAGTGAGTTCAGTGGAGTCTTGGTTTGTTTGAGGGAATTGAGGTAACTCATTTAATATACTCGCCGAAAAAAATTATATGTAAATAGTAAATGCTGCACATGTCTGACTTCGATGAGGCATATGCCCAACATCCCACCTTAAATAAGGAATCTAAAATCAATTGCAAACCCCCAGCATGCTTCGTTGGTTCGTATGCACCAGTTGCTAAGGCAGGTGAGACTGGCCCATTTTTCGTAAACACGTATCTTCTTCAACCTAACCGCAAAATGGAAGTGGCTGGAACGGTTTCTGTTAGAAGTAAAGATCTTGAGTGTAAGAAGTAAGTTAAAAGTTAAAAGTGAACAATAGATATATGAGAGTTATTAAACGCTCAGGTCGTATTGAGGATATGAAATTTGATAATGTCACCAATAGGATCAAGAATTTAACGTATGATCTATCAGGAAATTGCGATTCGTCTAAGGTTGCGCAACAAGTTTTTTCGTCTATGTACGATAATATCACAGCTCAAGAAATTGATACACTCTCAGCTGAAATTTGTATCGGGATGATTACTTCAGACCCTGACTATGAAATTCTCGCCACTCGTATTATTGCGAGTAACATCCAAAAGGTGTGTCCCAATAACTTCCATCTCGCCATGAGAAAACTTCACAAGGCTGATATTATTACAGATGAAGTTGTTGAAGTTGCACAGAAAGTCAAAGAATATATCAAAAGTGACCGTGATTTTGAATTTGGATATTTTGGTCTGAAAACATTAGAAAAAGGATATCTTCAGAGGGTTGATGGAAAGTTGGTAGAGACACCACAATACCTATTTATGAGAGTTTCTATCGGTATTCACGGTAAGGATATTCCGGCTGTACTAGAAACATATGATATGATGTCTCGAGGGTTTTTCATCCACGCCACACCTACACTGTTTAACGCGGGTACACCCAGGCCTCAAATGTCTTCCTGCTTTCTGATCGCCAATAAGGGTGATTCTATCGACGGTATTTATGGTACACTCACCGAATGTGCCCAAATCAGTAAATGGGCGGGTGGTATCGGGATGCACATACACGACATTCGTGGGAATAAATCGAGAATTAAGGGAACAAACGGCCAATCAGATGGAATCATACCCATGTTGCGCGTTTTCAATGCGACAGCTCGATATGTAAATCAAGCAGGGCGCCGTAAAGGGTCTATTGCTGTGTATATTGAGCCATGGCATGCAGACATAATGGATTTCTTGGAACTCCGTCTCAATCAAGGTGATGAGGAAGCTCGGTGCAGAGACCTCTTCTCCGGTCTCTGGATTCCCGACTTATTTATGAAAAGGGTTGAAGAGGGTGGTGATTGGTCACTCTTCTGTCCTGATAAGGCCAAGGGTCTATCCGATGTGTACGGTGATGAGTTTGAAGCACTGTACACTAAATATGAAGAGGAAGGTCTCGCCAATTCAACTGTCCCAGCATCTGAAATATGGAAAGCGATTCTCAAGTCTCAGACTGAGACCGGTACACCGTACATGCTTTACAAGGATGCATGTAATAAGAAGAGTAACCAAAAGAACTTAGGTGTGATTAAGAGTTCTAACCTGTGCACAGAGATTATTGAGTACACGGATAAGGATGAGACTTCGGTTTGTAACCTGGCATCTGTCGCTCTCCCCAAGTATGTAAACAAGGAAACGAAAACATTTGATTTTGATAAACTCCACGAAAATGTAAAAATTGTCACTAAAAACCTGAACCGCGTCATAGATAGAAACTTCTATCCAGTAGAAACGGCGAAGAGGTCTAACATGAGACATCGCCCCATTGGTCTAGGGGTACAGGGTCTCGCGGATGTCTTCATTCTTTGCGGTATCGAATTTGATTGTGAAGAGGCTAGATTGATGAACGCACAGATTTTCGAGACTATGTACCATGCATCTCTCGAAGCGAGTTCAGAACTGGCAGAAATTGATGGTTCGTATGAAACATTCCAGGGTTCCCCAGCTTCTCAAGGTATTCTCCAGCCATCTATGTGGGATGGTGAAGCCAAGTACCCATTCAGATACGACTGGGTCGAAATGGCTGAGCGTATTAAGAGCAAGGGACTCAGGAACAGTCTTCTCATGGCACCTATGCCCACAGCTTCTACCGCACAGATTCTAGGTAACAATGAATGTTTTGAACCGTACACTACAAACATCTATCTACGACGCACACTCGCAGGTGAATTTGTTGTAGTGAACAAACATCTCGTAGAAGATCTGAAGAAGGCTGGACTCTGGTCTAAAGAGATGAAAGATCTTATGGTGAAGGCTGGTGGTTCTATCCAAAACATCGTAGATATTCCTGATGCGATCAAAAAATTATATAAAACCGTATGGGAAATTAGTCAAAAATGTATTATCGACATGGCTGCGGATCGTGGTCGGTTCATTGACCAATCACAATCTATGAATCTATTCATAGAGAGTCCCACTATGTCTAAACTCTCATCCATGCATATGTATGCATGGAAGTCGGGTTTGAAAACGGGTATGTATTATCTACGATCAAAGGCAAAATCCCGTCCAATCCAATTTAGTTTGGAACCGGATTGTGTGGCGTGTTCAGCTTAAAGTTTAGCATACACTTATAAATAGAAATATATGGCGAAAATTAATGAAGCTATCAACAATCTTGAAATCGCAGAATATAACAATAGGAAGGTAGTTCTCTCAACAAAACAGGGAACACCCCTACGTATTCAGTTTCCTAGATTGTATATGCCATTTGGTGTTTCGGGATTTACACCCGAGGTGGGACCTACAAAGTATAATATCGATTTTGCGTTGAAGGGACATGATGAAGATGATAGTTATATTAAGTCATTTTACGAAGGTATTAGGGGTATTGAGGATAAGATCATAGAATCAGTAGTAAATCAAAGTGAAAAGATTTTTGGTAGTCATATGTCCAAAGAAGACCTTATTCCCATGTTTAATTCAAATGTTAAACAGTCCCCAGATAGGGAGCCTAAATTTAGGGTAAAAGTAGACACAGATCACCAGGATATGATCAAAGCGGGTGTGTACGATTCAGATAAAAATGCAGTGAAGACGGAGGTTACTAACGGCCTCTATTCAAGAAATTCTGGTCATGCTATCGTCGAGCTGAATAGCGTGTATTTCTTGAACAGGAAGTTCGGGTGTACTTGGAAACTTCATCAACTCATCGTATATGAGCCTCAAAATTTAAAAGGTTTCCAATTTCTTATTTAATATCGGAGATTTTGGGGGAGACCACCTTGACCACTGACAGGTGTTACCATCCCACTTCCCACCTGGTTCCTAAAAGCCGCATTGGGTCTGTAATTTCTGGTGCCACCGGGCATGTTTACAAATGCACCACCGTTGGGTCCCTCCATAATACGACGGCCTTGGGTGTCCATGTAATTCATGGGCGCCCCCCCACCCATGCCTGGCTCTGCGAGCAGTTGCCCGAGTTGTCCTCCTCCTCCTCCGCCTCCTCCGAACATCCCACCACCACCAAACTGTAAGCCATCTGCTTGTGCAGCCTGACGAGCTTTCGCGAGTGCTTGATTATGAGCTTGTTGAGCCATATTCATAGCTTGACGATGTGCTGTTCTCGCCATGTTACGACCCTTGTCTATCGCTGTTAGGGTTTGCGTAGTCGTATTTTCCGCCATCTTCCGACCACCAGCTTGAACTTTATCGGCTATCGCCCTACCTTTATATCTAGCTCGAATGTTAGATCCTTTCATCACATTGACAATCTTCCCCTTGTTGTTCTTAACATTCCCCTTGTTAACAACCGCACCGGGAGCAGCAGCAGTCTTGTTGTTCTTAACATTCCCCTTAGCTTGAGCCATCATACCAGGTGCAGCAGCCTTGGCTTTATTAACTACACCCTTAGCTTGAGCCATCATACCAGGTGCAGCAGCCTTGGCTTGGTTAGCTGCAGCCTTGACCTGAGCCATCATACCAGGTGCAGCAGCCTTGGCTTGGTTAGCTGCAGCCTTCGCCTTGGCTTGGAGTTGTGCCATCATACCAGGGCCCTGAGCCTTGGCTTGATTAGCTGCAGCCTTCGCCTTGGCTTGGATTTGTGCCATCATA